AGGTGGGCCACGTCCCTAATGCGCCCAGCTATATGCTCATAACCTTTCATGGTGACCCCTTGCGGGATCTGCTCTTGCAGCTGAAGGCGGATGGTTGTGCCCGCCACCTTCGGGTTATGAACGAAGATGAACCCTGTGGGTGAAAGAAACATCAGCCCCCCGCTTTTTTCTTTGCTGCCATGCGCTCAACGTAAGGCATGAATTTCTCGCCAAACTTCAGCTCCCACCAACGCTCCCAGGTGATGCCCCGCCGGGGCACTTTCCAAAAGCGCCGGGTCCAGACCCAGCGGGCGGCGTAGTATTTGATCTCCTCCGCCCACCGGGCCTCTTGCTCCGGGGTGGTCTCACCAAAGTTCATCGATGCCGAACTCGGTGGTTCCTTCGAGCCCATAGGGGCGATAGATGCCGCTCCTCTCAGCTTCAAGGATCGTCGCCAGGGCCTGCTCATTCTTTGACTCAGCGTAGGCGATGGCTTCATCCGAGAGGGTATAAATCCCGTAAGGATAGGGGGGCTGCTTCTCCTGAGCCAAGAAAAAGAACTTGGCGGCAGGGATCCCCACGCACTGGGCAGCACGCAAATAAAGCGCTGCTTGCTGGTGGTATCGGAAGGAGTTGATGGCCGAGCGGAAGCCACGGGGTGACGCATCCCGGCAGGTCTTCAGATCCCAAACATCAGTCCCCGTATACCAATCGAAACGTGCCTTAAAAGGATGGCCTAGCCACTCAAAAACCAGCGTCAGCTCAGCCTTATGCTCTGGCTTAGGAACGTACTCAGCGACCACCTCCCGGCGAGCCATGCAGGTCTCATACAGCTCGCGCTTGATGGGAGTGCGCCCATCGACGGTGGAGAGCCAATCCTCGTACTCCTCCTTCCCCGCCTTGGTTCGCCGATCCACGTCAGGGATGATAGCGAACTCCTCATCGAACTTATGCAGCTCAAGGAAGACGGTGTGCTGCACCCGACCCTCAAGGAGTGCAGGCGACTCCGAGAGGGGCGGGGCAAACTTCCACTGGAAGGGGCAGCGGATCGCTGAGGTCAGGTCATGGGAGCGGAACGCTTTGATGGCCGCGTACTGCTCATAGGACAGATCCTCATAGACCCCAGGCTTCACGCAGCCTCCTTGCGCGGGTCATCGCCATTGGCGAAGCGCAGGTACCACAGGGCCTTGGCAAGATCCTCGGACTGCTTGCCCTTGTAAGGCGCACGCCATTGGTATTTGAAAGCATTGATGCGAGCGTAGGTACGCACCGCCTCGACCCCAAAGACTTGGATCATGGCGTCGATGCACTCCAACCCACCCGTCTTGTAGTGGGAAGGGGAGTTCACCATGTCCTTCTTCTTGCGAGCCACGGCGCGCTTCTTGGTTTTCACCACGGCTTTCTTCGCCTCAAAGCGTGCCTTTTGGTACGCCCGAACACACAGCTTGCAGCTGCTATTTAAGCCGTCCTTGGTTGCAGCGTTCTTGTGGAACTCCGCGACCACTTTTTTCTCACCACATTTCTTGCACAATTTCATCCCCGCACTCCTCTTCTAAAACGGGATGGGGTCGTCGAGATCCCCACCGTCATCAGGCTTATCCATGTCGGCCATGGCCTTCTCATGGGTTGCCGTCATCGTAGCGATAGCGGCTAAACCACCACCGTCCCCAGCGCCATCAGCAATGCGCTTACGCTCACCCTTCGCCATGGCTGCTCGCATCTCAAAGGAGTTGTCGATCATCTCCTTCATGAAATTTGGCAGCTCTTCATAGATGTCGCACATGGCCTTGGTCTCTGGCGTCGAATCACCGGAAAACTCAGCGCAGTACACGTCGAGATCAAAGGCCGCGAGGGGGTTGTGGGTCTTCATTTTTTTGAAGCCGCCGGTTGGCTTGAAAACCGACATGACCTTCGCCCGACCGTTAGCCGTGTGACCGACCTCCAGCTCGCAGTTCACCCCGAGCACGTTGGTCAGATCGAAGCCGCGAAGCTCCTCGTCGGAAAAGGATTTTCCGCGCCACATTTTGAGGTCTTTGTGAAGAGTGCTATTTTCGTTCAAGGACAACGTGTACTGCTTCATGATGGACATCGGGCGCCCATCATCAAGCTTAAGTTCAGGCAGCTCCCACTGGATAAAGATCACATGCCGCTTCTTGGGATCTTCATCCTTGAACTGTTCTTCGCGGGTTCCCGCATCGATGAGCCGGTAACAGACCGCGTTGTGAGTGCCCTTTGGGACGGCTTCATAGTCGCCGCCAGACGCGCTTACTTTTAGTGCCATGAGACTTTCTCCTAGATGCACGATTGCAAAAACCTGTAACATTGTACACACTGAATAGGAAACAACGCAACCAGCGAGGGGAAAAAGGGCGTGGCTTTTATCGTTAAACGACCAAACCAGAAAGATCACAGCAAGCCGCTCACCGGCATCGCTGAGCAATTTGAAGCATGGCTACTCGGCCAGGGGCTGCGCCCCGACCCCAAGAAAGGACTGGTGATCGACGGCAAGATTGGCCGCGCCTACGTTGATGTGGATGGGCAGCAGAAGCTGGTGGGCTGGTATCAGCTGTGGGTGCATCAAGCCATGCCCTTCGGGCGCTGCGGTGACTACCGGGTGGATCCGAAGAAGGCCACGGCGACGTGGAAACCAGAGAATGAGGGTGCCTTCGAACTCACCGAGGAGATGAAGGCGGAGATCCGCGCCCTGCAAGAGGAGGCTGAGCGGGACCGGGTTGAGCGTCAAACCCGCGCTGCGATCAGAGCCCAGCGGCAGTGGGAGGAAGGCACCAAGTGCGACATCCACCCTTACCTGCAGAAGAAGGGGTGCGCAAGCCATGGCCTGAAGGTGAGCGAGGCGGGGCTGCTCATGATCCCCATGCTCGATGAGCACCTGAAGGTGGTGGGGCTGCAGTTCATTGACGAAACCGGGCAGAAGCGGTTCCTGACCGGCAGCAAGAAGAAGGGCAGCTTCTTTGTCCTCGGCCAGCCGCTCCTCCAGGGGGCACAGGAGATCGCCTACGTCGAGGGCTACGCCACCGGGGCGAGCTATTTTGAGGACCATGGGAAGCCCACGGTGGTCTGCTTCGATGCGTACAACTTAGAGCCGGTGTCCGAAACCATCGCTAAGCACTTCACGCAAGCGAAGCACCTCTTCATCGCCGACTTCGATGATAGCCAGACCGGGGAGCGGGAGGCCGTGAAGGCGGCGAGCAAGATCCGCAGCCTGGGGCTGGAAGCCGAGGTGCTGATCCCCGAGTCCAAGGGGGACTACAACGACCACAAGCAGGCCGTGGAGGGAGAGCTTCTCCCGGCCCTCAAAACCGTCGACATCCCCATCAATTTTGAGTGGCAGAAGAGCGACCGGGGCCGGTTCTTAAACAGCAAGGAGAACGTCCTCGGCGTCCTCAAGGTCAACGATATAAGCGTTTGGTATAACGTTATAAAGAAGCGCATGGAGATCCAGATCCCCAACCAGAACTTCATCGCGGATCTGAAGGAAGAGGCTGCGCTCATCGAGATCGAAGATCGCTGCATCCAGCTCGGCATCCCCCACACAAGAGTCCGCGATTACCTCAAGCTGTTAGCCGAAGAATACAATCCGGTTAGGGATTGGATCGAAAGCGAACCATGGGACGGCACCGAGCGCCTGCAGGACTTCCTCAACACCATTGAGAGCCCGCATAGGGAACTCAAAGAGACGCTGATGACGAAGTGGCTGATAAGCTGCGTGGCCGCAGCGTGCGAACCAAACGGCATCGAACTGGAAGGGATCTTGGTTTTCCAAGGTGCGCAGGGTCTTGGAAAGACCCTGTGGTTCAAGCGGCTGGCGGACTACGACCAGGGCTGGCTCCTAGAAGGGGCCACGCTCAACCCCAGCGACAAGGACTCTGTGAAGCAGGCTGTGAGCCACTGGATAGTCGAGCTGGGGGAGATCGAATCCACCTTCAAGAAGTCAGACATCGACCAGCTGAAAGCCTTCGTTACCAAGAAAACCGACGAGCTGCGCCTACCCTACGACCGTGGTTTTACGATCTACCATGAGCAAGATCCACTACGACCACAAGATCAACATGCAGCAGCTCTGGGCCGAGGTCCACCACCGGCTGTATAAGCCAGGGGTGCGGAACTGGTTCCTCACCAGCGAGGAGCGCGCAGCGCTACAGGACAGCAATGAGATGTACCGCACCCAGAGCAGCGTCGAAGACCTGCTCCTTGAGCACGTCAACTTCACCAGCCAGTCAACGGAACCAGTGCAGATGACGAAGCTGCTCCGAGATCTCGGGATCCAGAACCCGCGAGCTGGGGAGTTCAAGGAGGCGGCGAGGGTGCTCTCAAGCCATGGAATTGAACCGAGGAGGAGCAATGGGAGGAAGGTCTATGACCTTGAATACTCCCTCCCAGCACAGCTCTCACGGGGTCAACCAGGGGTAATGGGAACGCCCCTTGGGGCTTATGATGATCTTGTGTGACGCAGGGTAGGGTAAGGGTACCCTGTTCCCGTGTCGTGGTGTAAAGTACGCATAAGTCGACACGCTACTTAAAGTGATTTCTTAAGAGTGGAGAAAAGGTACACTGTACCCTGTTAAGGTCTACTGTAAGCTATTGATTTAAGGTGTCTTTTAGACAGGGTAGGTTAGGGTACCTTTTTTATATAAGTAGTAAATATGTAGGAGTATAAACAGGATAGTGGTGTGTTTATACGTTACCAATATAGTTATGGGAAAGTGGGTGATACCCTGCCCTGTACCCTGTGTATGAATATACAGTGGTACGCGGGGGCGAGAGAGGACAGGATGGCGGCGCAGCTCAGCGCATCACCGGGCGAAGCGAGACCATCACCGGGCGAAGCGACCGGATGGCGGGGGAGATCGACCCAGCGGCACCACGCACCCAGCGGGCTTAGCGACCCAGCGGGCGGGCGGCTTGGAGAAGTTGGCGCTTGGGGGTGGGGGATAAGATGTGAGCCGGGGCTCATGTTTTGACAAGCGAGGAAACGATGGAAGAGAGCGAAGAGAAGAGAGGGCGTGGCCGACCGAAGAAGGAGAGGCCGAAGCTCAACAACCCACCAGCCTTGTTCGAACCGGATGAGGAGTTCGACCTCACCGAGATGCAGACGGCGTTTGTCTACTGGTACACAGAGGGAGCATGTGGCGCTAGTGAGGCTGCTCGTCGTGCTGGTTTCGCCTACCCCTCTTCATCAGCCAGTCGCATGCTGGACGGGAAGAGCCAGCCGAACGTCGTTAAGGCGATCAGAGCGCGGCAGGAGGAGATGCGAGCCAAGTACGCCATCACTCCAGAGAAGACTGGGAAGATGCTCTGGGAGATCACGCAGAACGCCTTCGATGCTGGCCACTACAACGCTGCGGTTAGTGCGGTGAAGGAGCTGAACAACCTCGCCGGTTTGACCATTCACAGAACCCAGAACCTCAACATCAATGCCAACCTCGACAAGATGACCAAGGCAGACATCACCAAGCGCCTCAACGAGCTTCTGGGCGTCGATGACAGTTTCAGCGATAAGGACCATTGACCAAAGCTAACGCCGCTCAGATCGAAGTACAGGGCTGCTCAGAGCCAATCAGCACGCTAGACTCCATCAGCCCATTCAAACTATGCTTCCCCCGCCTCCCGCCC